TGCGGATGGCTGCTTAAAGCAGTGGGGTTTCCCGGTTTTCCCGCGACTGAAAAACCGGGATTTTTTATTTCTAGAATAAAATCTCTACTAAATATTTTTGCCAAAGGATGTTGGATACCACATTTTCTCTTGAGTCTTCGAAGTACCACCCAACAGAAAATTTAGGTCCTCATCCTTTGCGCGAGGTATAAATATCTATGTTCTATATGCTCGTAGGTGTTGATTATTCAATAACTTGTCCGTGTTTGTGTCTTTTTGACGAACGCAGAGAATTTAATTTTCAAAACTGTTTTTTTTATTACCTCACAAATACCAAAAAATTTGCAGATAAAATTTTACCAAATATAACTGGCGAAAGTTTTCAGGAGTACATAGCGGATGTAGATCGGTTTGACAGTATATCCGATTGGGCATCAAACTTATGCTTGGGTGCCTCAGATGTGGCCATAGAGGGTTACTCGTATGGCTCCAAAGGCAAAGTTTTTAACCTTGCCGAGAACATGGGAATATTCAAACATAAGCTCTATAAGGCCGGGGTTCCCGTGACCATCATAGAGCCGTCCAAAGCAAAGAAACTCGCCACAGGCAAAGGTAACGCTGATAAAGTGGCAATGTACAAAGCCTTCTCCGAGGAGACGGGAACAAATTTAATTTTTACTTTTAATCAAAAAACTTTGACAAATCCAGTAACGGATATTGTTGACAGTTATTATATTTTAAAGTCTTTATTGGCTAGCAAAAATTAACGAACGTAGCGAACAGCAGATCCCTTGCCAGCATTGTCAAGTCTTTCGTGGAATCTCTTAGGAACTTGTCCAGATCCCTTGATTCTTGAAATAACTTCGTTCCATGCACTTCCACAAACTTTGGTGGGAGTGAGTGTTGAATCAAAGGCAATAGAGTTTCTTTGAGCACCCCAATTTTTGGTGACTTTCTTTTTCCCACAGTTTGGACATTTTTCCTTTGTGGGTTGGTCGTTCTCGCTCATCTTGAGAAACACTTCAAATTCATGTTTACAGGCACCGCATTCGAATGAATAATTAGGCATTGTTTTTGTTCCTAAAAGTAATTAGCATGTGATCAAACAGGAATCCATAAGAAGGTTCCTTTGGTTTGTTCTTAAGTTGCATCTTAGCTTCCTTTGGAGTTCTATTTCCCTTGGTTGTATTGCAATCTTTACATGAAGTTACCATATTGACCCAAGTGGAACCACCACCCTTTGATCTTGGAACTACATGATCCACAGTGGCTGTCTTTTCACAAAGATCAATTCCACAGTATTGACAGACATAACTGTCTCTGCGGAAAATGTTCTTTCTGTTTGCAACTACCTTCTTGAAAGGAAGTTTGACATAATACTTAAGAATCAAAATTTTGGGAATCTTGACAATTTTGCTGACAGATACCACTTCATAATATTCAGGAGAAGTTTCATCGATCCAAACCTTGTCTTTGGACATCAACTTAAATGCTTTTCCAACGGTAATAATATTAAGCGGTGTATTGTCTTGGTTGAGCAAGAGAACCTGCTTATTCATACCTTTCAAGTATTTATGAAAATCTAAATATTTTACAGCCATGGATAATAACAAAGATAGACAATTTTATTGGGAAGTCAAGGATTTTATGACCAAAAAGCACGAACCCAAGGTGTCAAATCCTTCGTCAAGTCTAAAGAATAGCATAAAAACTGTTCTTGAGCAAAATAATTCTTACGTACAAAAAACATTTGATAAGCATTCAGAGGCTGTGAATGTTGGATCAAATTTTATTGGTAAAAGTTCTGATGCCCAAATGGGTTATAACACTAATTGTCCCGCATACACAAAGAACAAAGATGTTAATGACTTCAATGTAAACAAGTCTATCATGGAACAAGTAGCACCTGGATTTGGTCAACAAAGAGGTATGGGGAGTGGTGGAAGACAATCTTGGCGTGAAAGAAATCCAGAAGCATATGCAAGAAATGTTGCTGCCCAACAAGAGCTAGAAGCAAAGAGAGCACAAAATGTAGCAGCAAGTCGCAGACGCAGAGCAGAAGACGAAGCATACGCCTATAACCAAGAACAAGGAACTGCTGCACAAGGACCAACACCAACAGGTGGAAATATAAGCACTCAATTGGAAATGGATCCAAATGATCCAACAATGCCTATTGACAGTCCAGAGAACAGAGCAAAGTTAAAAACCTTTAGACAACAAAGAGAACTTGAAAAAAAATCAGAATATATGTCTGGTAGAATGCAAGAACTTGCTGCTAAAGATCCATCATCTCTCACATCGTCTGAAGCAGCAGAACTTAGTTTGTTTAAGTCCATGACACAAGGAAAAGTAGCAACTAAGGGTTTAGAAGGAAAAGTAAAAGAAAAATTAATTTCTTCTGAAATTGAGGCAGCAGGAGCAGCAGGAATTATGGGACCAACCCCTGGTGGTGGTAATTTGGCCACTGAAGTTGGTACTCAAACTGCAAAAGCAAAAGATGTTTATGGTAGAACATTAGGTCGTTCACAAGCCGATTTGGTTGCTCAAACACAAGCAAAGGGCCGCGAAGAAGCAGAGGCCAAAGCACAAGAACAAGCTGCCTATGACGCAAGACTTGCTTCCGAAAGATATGCCAAGATGCAAAATGAAATTATCCAAGGCACAAACATGACCTATGGACAATTTAAACAACAATACGGCAGAGATTATGATGCAAGAAATCCAGAAGACTCTGCAATGCTTGTTCGTGCTGCCAGCAACCGTGCTGCATTCAGAGTTTCCCCAACTGCCACAAAGACTCAATCAGCTTCTCAAACCTCACCAAAAACATATCGCATCTAATATGAAAGTAAGAAAATTAAATCCATTGGTTGAAAGCATTCTCCTTGAAAGAAACAAGGATGATGATCGTGTTTACAGAGCATCCCAAGCACAAGCCAAAATGGAACAACCTTGGAGAGTTGCTGCTGGTGTGGAAGAAACAGAAGCAGATAAAAAATTAAAAGAGAAACTTGAAAAAGAACTCAAGAAAGAAACTCTCTTACGGAAAGCACGCGAAGAAAAAATCGTTGGTGCTGGAAAAGTAACGGATGAATCTGTGAGAGATCAAGCACTAAAGGCTGTTTTGTATAAAAATCCAGAATTAGCAGAAGTACTGCCAGAAGCAGAATATACAAGATTAGCAGGAAGTCCAACCAAACCTTTGGTTATTTCTCAGAAAAAATGGGGATACGAAAACATACCAAATATTTCTTCTGAGGAATTAGAAGGAATTGCATCGTTTCAACAAGCTGCACAAGGACCTCTTCCAAGTGGAGAAAATGCCGCAGCAGTTCAAATAGTTGCTCCTGCCCACAGATCATTTAGAGAACGTGGAACTGTTGGAAAAATAAGCACATCAATTGAACAAGCTGCACAAGATCCAGAAACAATAAAAACGGCATTGGGTATGGGTTTGCCCGTTGGTATAGCAAGAAAGGGAGCACAACTTGCTCTTAGTCCAGTCGCCAAAGCACTGGAACGTGGTGGGTCCAAAGTCCTTGCTTCTTTGACAAGAGCAGCACCTGATGTTGCTTTAACCGGAATGTTAGGCTATGATGTTGCTTCTGGTGTAGCTAAGGAAAGAGAGCGTGCAGAAAAAGGATTGTCTGTAACTAAAGGTGAAGAAACTATTGGAAAAATTATTCCAAGTTTGCTTTATGGTATTCCTGGGTTCAAAACTGGTGAAGGTTTATTCGGTACAGTCGGTGCTGCTGGAAGAGTAAGAAAACCATCTGGATTAGTTGCACCTTCAAAGCCGGAGGTTTCTATGAAACCAGCAGAAGCAAAAGCACCAGAAGTAAAATTTGAAGTACCAGCTAAAGAACCATTTGCTCCAAAGATGGAGCCAATGACTGGTGTAAAACCAACAGTAAGAATGGTTCGTGGAAAATTTGGTGAAATTACATTTGAATTAGTTGGTGAACGCGGTCAAATGAAAGTTCCTGGAAAGGAAATGAGAAGAGCCGAAATTTCTCCTAAACCACCTGAATTAACAATTCCAAAGGCTGCAGAAGTTTCTGTGCCTAAGCCACCAAAATATAGTATTGGTGCAGATGTTGTTGCTCGCATTTTAGATCCTCTTGGCTATGCAAAAGAAATGCAAAAAGTAAGAGAAATGTCACCACAACCAAAACAAATCGGTGTCGAAATGGGAGCAGGAGAGCCCACAGCATTACCGGAACTTCCATCATCAAGAAAGCCTTCTGCAAAACCATCAGCAAAAACTGTTGCGGGAGTGTTATTATCTATTCCTGGTGCAAAGGCTGCAGCCGAAGCACCAATAACACCAAAGGGAATGCCCGAAGTAGCACCCGAAGTTTCAAGAATGCCAACAACAACAGAAACTGCTCCACGGATTGTTGTTGAGCCAGGTGTTCGTGCTCCAGAAACAGCAAGACCAAGCACAACACCCTCAGCTGAAACCGCTGCACCCAAAGCACCAAAAATAAGTGTAATGGATTTAGTTACACCCAAAGCATTGGCACAAAAACTTGCTCAAACACAAGCAGGACAAGCAGCACAACCACCAAAACAAACTCAACCAGAAAAAGTAGAAACAAAGACCGTTGATGTTGCAAAAGAACAAATTCCATCAAAGGATCAAGTTTCTGCAAAAGAACAAGTTCCTGCAAAGGATCAAGTTCCTGCAAAGGATCAAGTTCCTGCAAAAGAAGAAGTTCCAGCAAAGGATCAAGTTCCTGCAAAAGAAGAAGTTCCTGCAAAAGAAGAAGTTCCTGCAAAAGAAGAAACTAAGGTTACAGAAACACAAAAAGGTCCACCCGGTACACCTAACATTCCTCCAGTACCACCAACTTTGGGAAGAGTTCCAAGAAAACCAAAACCACAACCAAAACCCCGCAAGGGAGGAATTCCTTTCCCAGCTCTAGGTGGTGGTGATCGTGGTGGTCAAGAGACAGGAGAAAAGGGCGCTTCTCCTAGAATTGATATCGGACTTGTTGGAGATATTCTTCCCGGAGCACAATTAGCAAGAGCATTAAGAATTGCATAATTAAAAATAAGTGCTATACTATACATAAAGTTGAACTAAGTGAATATTAAAAAATTTATACATAAACCTATTGAAATTTCTTGGAAACTTGAAGAAGTAACACAAAACGGTTCTCGTTTCTATCAAACTCCTGGAGGAATTTTTCCAAGTGTCACCACTGTTGTTGGTTGGGAAAAACAAAAGTTTTTCAGTGAGTGGAGAGCAAAGAATCCGGAAGAAAGCAAACGTGTTACAACACGGGGAACAAAATTCCATAAACTTCTTGAAAATTATTTAAACAATGAAAATTTGGATTATGAGAATATGCATTCAATGCAGAAGTCATTATTTTCATTGATTAAACCAGAAATAGATAAAATTGACAATATTGTCGCTTTGGAAACTCCATTGTTTTCAAAGACAATAGGATTGGCTGGAAGAGTTGATTGTATTGCAGAATATGATGGAAAACTTTCCATTATAGACTTTAAGGCTAGCACAAAAGAAAAAAGAGAATCAGATATTGATAATTACTTTGCACAAGCAACCGCTTATGCATTGATGTTCCAAGAAAGAACAGGAATAAGAATTGATAATTTTGCCATTCTTATTGCCTGCGAAGATGGGCTTCGCCAAGTCTTCAGCGGACAGCCTCTTAAATATGTTAGACACTTATCAAATCTTATAAAGAGATATAGAGAGGCCCATGATGTACCAAGAACAGAAAACACTTGAAGATCAAGTAAACACCAAAGGCACAAAACTTTGGATGCAGATGAATGATAACTCCAAGGCCGCAAAATTGCGAGCCTTGTTTGTTCAAAATAATGGAGGATTCTTTATTCAAGAGGGACGTTACTGGATTTGGAAGAGCCCAATAGAAGAACAAAATGGATATTGGTTGAAACGAGTAGATACGGGGGAAAAAGTGTTTTTTACCAATATGACCGAATTTGGTAATAAAAATGGTCTTTCTTGTGTAAAAATTTGTGAATTGATGAATGGGAAGAGAAAGACATACAAGGGTTGGACAGCAGTTGAACTTCGACCCGTAAAAGCCACCGAAGGTGCCAAAAAGAAAATAAAGAAGCCAAAGAAGAAAAAGATTCAAATTACTATGTCTGCCATATTTGTTGACATAAGAACAAATGAACAGATATCAGTATCAAGTATTTCGCAATTTGCAAAGGATAATAATCTAGACTATGCAAATTTAAGAAAATTGGTAATAGGTCAGGCAAAAACCTACAAACATTTAAAATTATATAATCCTTTGGAGATTCCCAACGAATCTACGGAAGGCTAAATAATTTAAGATGAAATTCCCATACTTTTTACAACAATTACAAGAAGCGGCTACAAAAATTGGTGAATCTTTGAGAAAAGATCGTGCCAAAGCATCTGCTACAGATTTAAAGACAAAGGATGCTGCACGTAAACGCGCTGAACGTGCCAGACAGATTCCCAGAGATAGAAAGCCAAAACAAGAATTGGTAAAAGAAGTTATTGCGGTAAAAACCCGCGATGGAATACTTCAACTTATCTTCAAAGATTCTTTCAATCCAGACCTACACGAAAAAGTAGGAAAAGATTCTATATCTTTGGAAGAAGCTCAACAAATTTCTAGAGATCCAAAATTTGAACAAACCCGTGCTTCAAAACTTCTTTTAGGTGATGTAAAGGGGAAAGAAGAAAAAGAAGGAAAAAAGGAAACTAAAAAAGAAGGCTCCAAAGAAGCAGCTGGTGAAGAAAAAAAATCCTCTGAAACAGAAGAGAAAAAGGAATCTCGTCCTAAAGCAAAAAGACTCTCAAAAGAAGAGATATTCAAGGCAATGTCTCAGATGGATGGAAATCAACTTGCACAAATGCCTCTTGATGTAAGACAGGAATACTTTAAAGCAACTAGAAAACCACCAACAAACACAGATTTCGATAACATGAGTTATGAGGCATTGACTGTAAAATTTGCCATCAGTCCAGTCTCCAACTTACCATACAACCAGCAAGTATTGAATGCCTTGATGTTCTTAGCAAAGATGAAAGCAGGTGCTTCAGAACAAGAAATGCAAACTTACAATGCACTGGCACCAACTGCAACAGAATTCACGCGAAATGCATTTAATACTGCAAAAAAGATTCTCTCGCAAATGGGAGAACAATGCATTCAAAACTTAATCTCTACCGTAGAAACAGGTAATACTCCAGTAAATTCTGAAGGTTCTGTTGATATGGAGTGTGGTAAATATAAGTTTAAAGTTTCTGCTGGTGGTGAGATGGCTCTTTCAACAACTCAATTTGATCAAGGAAACAAATCCTTTAAAGGGTTGATTGCATCAGCTTTGATGCAAACTCTGTCTAATCCACAGACATTGCAAGCAGATCCGAGAATTGGACAGATGTTGCAATCTGCAACCGAACAAACCTCGCAGTTTTCAACAATGTTGATTCCAAATGAATTGCTTGGAATGATCAAATCAGACGAGACTTTGGCTTCCGAACTAAAGAATATGAAGTTAAAGAATGCTGCTGGACAAGACATTGGACCTATTTTGGATGAAAATGGAAATCTCAATCCATTGGCTTCTCTTGAGAAATTAAAAGAAACTTGGCTTCAAACAACAAAGGGTATGTTTAAGGGAGGCAAAGGAAGTGGAAATTCTCCTCTTCGTGCTGCAATTGTTTCTAACGTATTAAAAGCCAATCTAAGAGGTGATGGTTTAGTTCCCCCTGAAATGGCTCCGAATCACTTGGTTACAATTAATGGTGTATTCCCGCTATCCGATGATTATTTTAACATAATTGCACAACAAGCAGATGTAGATATAAAACCAGCAAAAGATGTAATAAGTTCTTCTAATATCGGTTCAATGAAAAGTCGTTCTGCTGAAACAATGAAAAAATACAGAACAATTGTAGAAGAAAAACAACAAAAGAAATCTTTGAAGGATCTTTTGATAAATTCAAAGGATATTGACCCAATTCAGTTGATTGTTCAAAATGTTGTTGATAATAATGATTTCTTGATGAACGCAAGTCTATTGCCAGGATTTTCACCTAAAGATTTGAATGCCGTTGAATATAATTACGTGACAATTGGAAAGAAAACAATAAAGATACCAGTAGTTACAAATGAAAGAGTTGCAAATCAAATGGTTCAAGAATCAGCCATTATGATAAATGATTGCTTGATTGAGGCTTTGACAAATAATTTTGTCCTTCAGGCACTACGAAATTCTGAATTACTTAATGATTCCGAGCAAGCACTTTTTGAAACAAATCCAACAATGTTGTTGGAATCCGTAGAAGACGTAACACCACTTAAAGAAATATACAAATCTATTCTTGAAAGAATTGAATTGAATCCTTCGATCTTAGAAGCCTTTATTCTTCAACTTGAGGAAGCTGAAAGAGATTACAAAAAAGAATACAAAAATTACCACGGAAAGCCAAAGCAAAGAAAAGAAAGAGCTGCAAGAACTGCGGCCCGTGAACTAATGATTAAAAAGGGAAGAGTAAAGCGTGGAGATGGCAAAGACATAGATCATAAAAAACCTCTTCGCAACGGTGGTTCAAAGGGTATAAATAATCTACGAGTCAGAGATAAGTCATCGAATCGTTCTGACAATGGGCACAAAGAAGGCGAAACACAGAAAAAAGGCAGTTGGAAATGATATCCAATAAAATAAAGTTGATAACTGAAAAAGTTTACTCAGATTCTGGTTTAGGCAAGTGGTTCAACAAAGAATCTGCTGGTGGTGGTCCCGGTTGGGATCGCTATAACACAAAGGGCGAAAGAGTAGGCAAGTGTGGTGGTGCCAAAGAAGGTGAACCATATGCTGCTTGCCTAAGTCGTCAAAAGGCAGAAAAACTTGGAAAAAAGAAGATAGGTAGTTTTGTCAGAAGAAAAAGAGCAGCCCAAAACAAAGCAGGAAGAGGTAAGAAGGGTGAAGGGAAGAGTGGAAAGAAGCCAATATTTGTAAAGACTGGAGTGACCGAAGTGAAGGAATGTTTTGACTATTTCTTGGTTGAAAATTCCAATCATGTAATTCCGCTGGAGTTCTCAAGCATTGAAGCTAAAGATCTTCTCCCATTTGATTTGATAATCAATGAAAATGGAGACTTTCTTAATGTTGACTTGATCGAAATCTCTGAAGACGGAAAATATGAAATAACTTTCAGTGATGAATTTGGTTGTGAATTGACGGAATCTTTTAGCCCAGACACAACAATGGGATTTGTAGATGTAACTGAGGGACAAGAATACAATGAGTTTGATGAAGTACTTGAACTTCATGAAGAAGAAAAGAAAAAAGTCAAACTAAACAAAATCATGCGTGGCGATGTCAAGAAGTACAAAGTTTATGTCAAAAATGATAAAGGAAATGTAGTTAAGGTAAACTTTGGTGATCCCAATATGGAAATCAAGAGAGATGATCCCGCTCGTAGAAAGAATTTCCGTGCTCGTCACAATTGCGACAATCCCGGCCCTCGTTGGAAGGCTCGTTATTGGGCCTGTAAGACTTGGAGCTCCAAGCCAGTTTCGGCTATGTTGAAAGAATCCGAGATCTTGGAAGAAGGCAAGAACAAGCCAAAGAATCCAAAGAAATGGTCTTCTTGCATTGCCCAAGCCAAACAAAAATTTGATGTATACCCAAGCGCCTATGCCAATGCTTGGGCTGCAAAATGCTACAAGAGCAAGGGCGGTAAATGGAAAAAGTTGACTGAAGACATTGCCGAATATGCTCTAAACAGCATGAAGAACAAAATTTACAATCCAGATTTGTTTGGCTTGATAAAGAACAGAAACAGTAAAAATTAATCTAAATAGAAGAGAAGCCATGAAATTCAAAACTCTACTTTCAAAAATCAACACATTGGTCGAAAATGCTCCTGAACACACCTTTGGTGGCGGTCTTTACATTGGTGACCCCCAAGGAGCTACTAAAGTTTCAGCCCTTTCAGACAAGGGAACTTTCAATCTAAAACTCCCTAGATCAATAGATGCAATCAATGCTCTTCTTCACACTTTTTCAAACAAGGATTACATTGATCCAGATGGTTTGACAGGCATCGTAAAGCAAAAATTGAATCACTTTGGTCTTGACTTTTCTTGCAGTGGAAAGGTCGGGGATGGTGAAAACGTTTATGAGTTAGTTCAATATGGAAGCCCACAACTCGGTGTATATGGTCAAAATCCATATGATGATGTCAACAAGGCTGGATTCAAACAAGGTGATGGTATCAAAGAAAAACTAGGACATTCACTCAATTTGATAGTCAATGTTCAAAGAATGCCAAATGGTCTTCGTAGAGTTGGAATGATGATTGTTCCTTCCGCTTCTTCTTCGTACAATAGTGACATGGCGGATTCTGATTGTGGATGCCAACACTAATTCATTAATGATAGAAAAAATAAACTTTCTGACAGAAGAGAATTTCATAGAATTCTGTCAGAAATGTTATTTTAATCCAGAGTGTTCTGGAAAGAATGAGTTCGTAGATGATCTCAAAAGGGTTAAATACATAAAGAGATTATTGCAGAAGATCCACAAACACAAGACTTTGAAATCAATCAGAGAAAGATTGATAATAAACCATCTAATAATTTTAAGAAATGTGTTTGGAGAGCAAAATTGTTCCCGAATTTTATTTTTCAAGTTGGAACCTAGATTACATTCTTACTTAAAATCTTTTACTGTATTTTTAGAATTTAATATTAAAAATTGCCCTGAAGTGCAATATTCAAAATTAAATACAGATCCAAGAGTTGATAGAAAGCTCTCTCAGACAGAAAACTAAATATTTTAGATGCATTCCTCTAATTTAGTTCCTTCTTTCTACTTTTATAAGTTAGCCGATGCCCTAAGCAGTCCATATACTTCTTTGGCAGCATATTCTGCTGGAATTATAGATTCTGCAGGCAATATAAAGAAACCCGAAAGCAGCATAGATGCTTTTGAATATCTTGTAATCAAATTAAAGAAAATAATCGATCAATTGCCTTATGGAATGACAAAGGCCCAACTTGGAAACTATTTCTCTACACTAAGAATGTTTTCCGAGGAAATCGAACAATTTGATATCTCTCAAGAACAATATCATTGTTTGATTGAAGGTATTGTCACACATCAGTCAAATGGTTCGGCAAGTTATCTTGAATTGCTTGAGGACATGGCAACTGGTGGTGGCGCTGGTGCTTTGGGTGTTCCTGCAGAAGGTGGAAACATAAATCAAGGTGGTGTATCTGGTTTTGATCCACCACTCGGAATGCCACTTCAAAGAAGAAAACAGCCAAAGTATTTTGATACTTGTGAAGTATTTGAAGTATGCCCAGAAGAATTTTTGCAGTTAAAGGCAGCAAAGACTTGGAAAGATGTTCCAGATGGAGATACCAAGAATTACTTGCAACGATTTCAAAGAAGAAACAAAGGTGGAAAAATTGCTGTCAAGTCACTAAATCCACTAAATGCAGAGCATGAATTGCATTGGATTAATTATCCTGCAAAAAATTTTTTAGGTGAAAATAGAGGCGATGAACATTTCAATGCTGCTGCAAATGCTATTTTAAAGCCTTTTGTAAAAAATAATAGAATAGATATTGAAAAAGTAAATCAAATACATTCAGGTAAAATAACTCAAACAGATGCTGAAGAATATGGAAGATTGGCAATGTTTGTTAGTTCTTTGGGAAACTTGAATAAAAAAACGACAACTCCCTTTTTAGATAAAACCATAACAACTTCTCAAAAAAAAGTATCAGACACTTCTGAAGATGGTGTTGGTGTTGATGATGATGGTCGTATGTATTATGGAAATGCTAAAAATGGTAGAGCAACATTTGGTACAAGAGGTGTTGAAAGCGTAGGATTTCCAGAACAGATAATAAAAAGTTTTTATTCTGCCAAACAAGAAAAACAGGGCGCTTCATCTGAAAGAGAAATAAAAAAAATACAACAAACCATGTCAAAATTGAGAGGCCAAGCAAAGGAATGGGCAGAACCACCTTCAAGACAAAAAGCACTTCGTGGATTAATTACTAAACACTTGGATGTTCAAAAACAACCTGTTGTGGCAGTAACACCTTGGGAAAATCCTTTGTTGATTCCACATGAAGGTGTTGTCAGACATATAATGAATCAACCAGTAAGAGTTGTTTTGGGATTAATGGGAGAAAAGAACAGGCCAGAACCACAATCACAACTAACAGGTTCTGAATTGGCAAGAACGCCTTCTGGAATGTCAAAATTAAAAACAAATATAGCATTACAACCAAGACATCTAGTTCCCGATGAAAAAGATATCAGTGTTGCAAAAGATAGAATACATCCAGAAATTTTTAAAAATTTAATGAAAGTTGTAAAGGGATAAAAAAAGCCCCTTTCGGGGCTTTTATCAATCTTGAATAAAGTTTTTCTTCTTGCAACACTTCGGCTTTGTGCAAGAATTTCTTTCTCTGGCTTCATTGATTATTTTAGTGTCAGCGTCTTCCCAACCAGTCTTGTATTCTTTCCAATAAGGATCGATTGAAAAGACTGCTTGATTTGGAAGTTCGCCACCATTTATCCGACAATTAAACCCTTTATCATAACCTTCACCTGGTTTATACGTAGTCATAATTAATCCTTTTGATTTGGGGGCATTGGAATCATTTTAATTTGATTTAAAACCTTATCCAATGCCTTTACATGAGCAAATTGTTCAGTGATAGCAAGATAACCACGGATCTCAATCAATTTCATATATTCGTCTTGTGTAAAATTAACTACGCTAGTCTTTTTGTTATTTTTACGAGATGCTTTTTTATTAGCTTCTTGCTTCATATTCTCTTTCATTATTTCATTTAGATTGAGATAATTTGCAAGATCTTCTAAGCCATCTTCTTTATTCATATTTTCCCACATTTTTTTAAATGCGTCAGATGATTTTGAATATCGATAAAATTTCCATGTATTGAATGGATGATTATTGGGATTATTTGGATCATAATCTCCATTTTGCCATTGTTCGAAATCGTTATAGTCAGAATTATTCATAATTTCCTTTCAGGTGACATCAAAGAACTGTTCGTATAGAACTTTTCCGTGATTGTCTGTGACGGAAAGATAACGAACATGACGAGTCAATGCGTCACTGATATTTAGTGCATCCTTGGAGCCAAAGGATAGGTTCTTTATCCAAGCAGGACAACCACCCAACG